ATCCATGTCGGTAGTGTATTCCTCCATTCGTTCCATGAGCTCAAAGTTCATAAAATCTTTTACTCGTTGTGCTTGATCTTCTCTAGCTCTGTCTACTGCTCCTACAATCTGAGTACGGACTGGGCCTTCGGCTGGTAATAATTCTTTATAAGCTTGAGCTTGAAACTGCGTGACCGCCTCTGATAGCATTGGATGAGTAACTGTGCTAGCTCCTTGAAACGGTCTCGTAGTTGATCTGTAGCTATCTGTGATGAAATCTAAACCTCTAGTGTATGAGTCTTCCCAACTTTTTCTTGAACCTTTGTCTGCTTTGTAGAGAGAAACTAAATCGGAACCAATAGATTGCAACGTTCTCTCATCTAACGTTTCTGCAAGATTGGCATAAAAATCTTCTTGTGGTCCTGCAGCTTCTTCTTCAGAAACTTCTACTGCATTTCCTTCTTGATCAATTTGTACTAATGGTTCTTCTGGAGCATCTGGCTCCATATCCACATTTGTATCTTGAGCAACAATTTGTTCTTCTAAGCTTTCGTTATTTTTTTCGATTGCCATTTTTTTTATGTACCTTTTTTTTGATTACAGATCCACCAAATTTATACATAAGTTGAACTGCTTTAGTAACCTTGTCTTGTGGCATAGATATGCTTCCTAAGTATTTATCGTATACTCCCTGCGTACCCATACCACTTAATTTTGTTCCAGCTATATTAATAGCTTTACCAAATCCAGACATGTTAGCTAATGATTGTTTTTTTCGGTCTCATAACCATGCCTTGTCCTTTAGAAACCATGGTGCCATTTTTTGCTTTAATGTAACCACCTTTTTTTGGTGACAACATCAGATTAGGTCCACCAAAACTTTCAGCTTCTACTTTAGAAGATATGACTTTATCTCTTACAGTTCCGCCAGTTAAAGGATCAGTTTTGTAAGAATATTTTTTAGTAATAGAAGGCATGTTAGGATTTCTATCGCCAGCCTTGTAATTTATTTTGTGGTCTTTTGTTAAATAGTCTTTTATAGGTGTTTTTTCTTTTGTTCCAGCACCCATATTTTTACTAGCTAAATAAGCAGCTCCTGCTAAAGCAGCAGCCTTCATTAGCTTTTTTGATTTTTTACCCATTATATACTCCTGTTTATTAACGTTAATAATTGAATACTATAACCTATACTAAACAAACTATCAATCATAGAACTTCTTTTCATTGTGTACCATAGGTGCTTCTACATAATCATCTGGTGTCGTAATGAAACCTCCTTGCCTATATCGGAACAAAGCTTGGGTAGTGCTGTCCACTAAATCGTCATGATCTCCATGGGGGAAAGCAGCACATTCTTCAATAACCTCTTGTGCAAATCGTTCTTCTTTAGGATACCATATTAATCCAGAAGCGAATAACGGGGCTACCGCGTTCACTCTTGTGTATTTGTCCCTACCTTTTGCAGGAACAAAATCTATAGCTGGGATTCCCATTCTACGAAATTCTTGTAGTAAGGGTGTTCCTGATGCCTTTGCTTCTACGATCACTGTTTCAGGATCCCAATATTTATATTGCTTCATAGCCTCTTCTTTTAACGTTGGAAATTCCCAACGACCTTTAATAGCATCTAATAAAATAACATTGTACATTTCGTTTTCTACAGGTTGAAAAATTCCCCACGTAGTGATTGCAGAAAAATCAGCAGATTCTTTTGCACTAAACGCTGTATCATAACTTTGTATGACGTGTAGCAAAGCAGGTATCTTTTTCTCTGTCCAAGGTCTCCACCATTCTCGTTTTATGATTGCACCTTCTTCAGCGGTTGGGTCCTGCATGTATTGTGCATTCCAGTTCCTTTGCGAAATAGATGCTTTTGTTTTTTCTAAATCTTCTAGGCTCCAATATTCAGGCCAAACAGGTTGACCACTTGGCATGATTGCAGGAAATTTTATAACACTCCATTGGTCTGCTTTAGGTTCACTTTGTGCTGCTATCAATTTGCCTGTTAGGTCTGGTTGTGCCCATCTTGTCATAACCACCACAATTGAGCCTCCTGGTTGTAAACGTTGTCGTGGCCCAGAAGTATACCAATCATATGCCTTATCAAAAGCATTCTCTGAAAGAGTATCTTGTTCAGTATGGGGATCATCAATAATTAATAAGTCCGCACCTCGACCTGTAATAGAGGCTCCCACACCAGCAGCATAATATTCACCACCTTGATTCGTTTCCCAACGTCCCTTAGCTTTGGAGTCCTCACGAAGTTTAACGTCTCCAAAAATTTGTTTATACTCCGCCTGCTCCATTAAATTACGAACCTTACTTCCAAAACGGACTGCTAGTTCTGTATTGTGAGAAACTTGCATAATTTTTAATTTAGGGTTCCTTCCAATTAACCATGCAGGGAAATAGGTGGATGCGAATTCAGATTTTGTATGACGTGGTGGCATATTCACAATGAGTCTCTTTATGGAACCATTATGAATTTTCTGGAACTCATTTGCTATGATCTGATGATGACCCCACTTCTTTGGGTCCTTTTCCTTTCTACAAATGAAATCAGGCCACATTTCCTGTACAAACATTAAAAAATTATCTTGACATAGCTTTATGTATCTTAGCCAAGTTATCTCGGTACGCTCCATGAGCTGTTCCGTTGTCAGGGTATCAAAATCTTTGGGTCCTACGTGCATGTGTTCAACCTACTTTTCTTTACATTGTTTTTAGTAACATTACAACCATTAAGGGGGGTCGGGGTAGGCAAGGTGGGAAGGGGAGCGGTGGGACGCCCTAGACCCCTATGGATCCAGGGCGAGGCCTTAGACCCTATGGGCTACCTTAGGTATGCTTAGGGTAAATGTGAATGGCTTGATCACTGTAGCCCTGGCACCCTCAGGTAACATGTCCGCAAGGTGGGCTGTATCATAGGCATCGATGAACTCTCTAGCCTTAGCGGGTAACGAAGTGCGATGCATGAACAGATCATCTTCAACTTCATGAATATCATTGTCCATTACCACGCCCTTCTCCATGTGTAGCAACTGCTCAGGTATCTCAATAAGAACAGAGAGATCTCTCACCTCTATTCTTACATTATCTTTAACCACTCTTCTCACCGCACGAGCAACAGGGCAGGCCATACAGTCTTGCTGAACACCTTCCACGATATCCTGTTCAGTTACTTTTATTTTTACTTTTTTATTTTTCATTTTATTTTCCTTTATTTTTATCCGATTTAAAAATAGGCTCGATCTGCTCAATGCTATCCAATGCAACACCTATTCGGGACAGTTGCAATTCGATTTGTTTTTTTCCGCCCTCAGTCATGGACGAGTATAAACGAGCATATGAAATTAATAAGTTTTCATATGTCGGAACGATACATATTTTTTCTTTTTGTGCTTTCATTTTTTTTTCCTTTATTTTTATTTGCATCTCCTTCCAGGGCAGAGATGCCCTGGAGGTTTTCGGAGATGAAAACTAGTTAAGACTCCAGCCATCAGTGACGAACACATCGCCCATGATTTCCTGAATGTCCGAGAGAGGTAAGTTCGACCCCTCCGCAATTAATCTTCTCGCAACAATGTTGGGTCTGAATTCAGTATTAAACATTCCCTCTTCGTTAACGATCATCTCCTTCAGTTTCAAAGAACCAGGCAATGCAACAGAAGTGATGGGCATCGGTGCATTCACTACCTCGATGTAACCCTTCACAAGTTTTTGCATTTCCTTCAGTTCCTTGATCTTGCCTGGTATACAAACGATGTCGCCATCATCTTTGATGTGCCAAGTTTTTACTTTTACTTTTTCGTCCATTTGTTTCTCCTTTGTTTTTTATTACTGATCTCATCAGTGTTGCAGTTAGCAACAGACTCCCCCAGCTGGGCTGGGGGGTTTCGATCTATGTTAACTGTAAGTAGATTGATCAAATAATTCTTCAGGGCCATGATGATCTGTAAATACATGCGCCTCAAGTCTAGACAAGTGTGGAAGATCATCCGCAAATTCAGGAAGACGTTTAAGAACAGGGCGCAATCTGTTTAAAGCACGACTCACTTTAGTGACAGTATCAAAACCGATTTTGATATCGTGAAATTTTTCTCGTTGCCAATATGACCAGCCACCTTCCTCCTCCCCTCCATGTTCTCTAGTTGCGTGATAGATCGATATATATTTAGTCATTTTTCATTCTCCTTTTTTTGTTTCCCCTTTTTACCATGAGAT